TAGGATTATTAGATGACTAAAAAATTAACAACTACAATACCACCACTTAGAGGGCCCAACCCACAGGGGTTGAATGTTCCCGGAAAAAAGATTATAGTAGTAAAGAACTCGGAGAAAAATAATGGCAGATATAGACAAAGCTTTACCGAACGTAGAGCAGGAAATAAAATTACCTAGCGAAGAAGAGATAGCGGAAGCTTCTCAAGATAATATAGAAGAACAAGTTGGACCTGAAGACATTCAAGTTGAACAAGATGAAGACGGTGGTGCTACAATCACTTTTGATCCTGAAGCTGTAAATCAGCCAGGAACTAATGAACACTTTGATAATTTAGCAGACTTATTACCAGAAGATGTTTTAGGTAAATTAGGTTCTGAACTTTTTGAAAACTACACACAGTACAAAGCATCTAGAAAAGATTGGGAAGATGCATATACAAAAGGTTTAGATTTATTAGGATTTAAATACGAGACAAGATCTCAACCATTCTCAAATGCAAGTGGTGCAACTCACCCTGTATTAGCAGAAGCAGTAACACAGTTTCAAGCACAAGCTTACAAAGAATTACTCCCAGCGACTGGTCCGGTACATACTCAGATTATGGGTGTACCAAGTAGACAAAAAGAAGAACAGTCAACAAGAGTAAAAAATTTCATGAACTATCAACTCATGAACGTGATGAAAGAGTATGAACCCGAGTTCGATCAGTTACTTTTTTATCTCCCTCTTAGCGGCTCTGCTTTCAAGAAAATTTATTACGATGAAATTCTTGGCAGAGCCGTGTCCAAATTTGTACCGGCAGATGACCTGATAGTTCCATACACTGCAACATCTTTAGAAGATGCAGATTCAATCGTGCATGTTTTAAAAATGTCAGAAAATGAATTAAGAAAAAAACAAGTGTCTGGTTTTTATAGAGACATAGAAATCACACCAGGCTATTCACAAGAAACAGAAGTAGAGAAAAAAGAAAGAGAGCTTGAAGGAGTTAGAAAAACTAGAGATGAACAAATGTTCACAATTCTAGAGTTTCAAACAAACCTTGATCTAGAAGGTTTCGAAGATAAAGACATGGAACAAAATCCGACAGGAATCAAACTTCCTTACATTGTAACTTTAGATACATCATCAAGAGAAGTTCTGTCAATTAGAAGAAACTATAAACCAGAAGACCCAACAAAAAGTAAAGTAGAATATTTTGCACATTTTAAATTTTTACCTGGACTAGGCTTTTATGGTTTTGGCTTAATTCACATGATTGGTGGATTATCAAGAACTGCAACGAATGCACTCAGACAATTATTAGACGCTGGTACGTTTTCAAATATGCCGGCTGGATTTAAACAAAGAGGTATTCGTGTTAGAGATGAAGCGCAATCGATTCAACCTGGAGAGTTTAGAGATGTAGATGCACCTGGAGGAAATATCCGAGACGCATTTATGCCTTTACCTTTCAAAGAACCATCAGCAACATTATTACAATTAATGGGAATAGTGGTTCAAGCAGGACAACGATTTGCCGCCATAGCTGACATGCAGGTCGGTGACGGCAACCAGCAGGCCGCTGTTGGTACGACCATTGCTCTTTTAGAACGTGGTTCCAGAGTCATGTCAGCCATACATAAAAGATTGTATGTGGCATTAAAAAAAGAATTTGTATTATTAGCTGACGTATTTAAAACTTACCTTCCACCAGAATATCCTTATGATGTTGTAGGTGGACAAAGAAATATTAAAGCTGCAGACTTTGATGACAAGGTAGATATTTTACCTGTTGCAGATCCAAACATATTCTCACAATCACAAAGAATAAGTTTAGCTCAAACAGAATTACAACTTGCAATGTCTAATCCACAAATGCATAATTTGTATGAAGCGTACAGAGATATGTATTCTGCGATTGGTATAAAAGACATTAATAGAATCTTACCACCACCTCAACAACCAATGCCAATGGACCCAGCGGCAGAAAATATTATGGCAATGAGTGGTAAACCTTTCCAAGCATTCAAAGGTCAAGATCACAGAGCACATATAACTTCTCATTTAAACTTTATGGCAACTAATATGGCTAAAAATAATCCTGTAATTATGGGTTCACTACAAAAAAATGTTTTTGAACATATTTCTTTAATGGCACAAGAGCAATTAGAAGTAGAATTTAGAGAAGAGATACAACAATTGATGCAACTACAACAAATGGCACAACAAAATCCACAAATGGCACAAACTCCTGAGATTCAACAGCAGATTATGCAGTTAAGTATGGGTATTGAAGCAAGAAAAGCTAAGTTAATTGCTGATATGACTCAAGAATTTAAGGAAGAAGAGAACAAAATCATGGGTGACTTTGGAAATGATCCAATTGCGAAGCTAAAAGCAAGAGAATTAGACCTTAGAGCCATGGATAATCAACAAAAACACGACCAAGCTGATCAAAGATTGAATCTAGACAAGACAAGAGCTATGATGAATCAGTCAATGCACGATGAAAAGCTTGAACAAAACGAAGAATTGGCTAAACTAAGAGCTAATACATCGATTGAGAAAACTATTTTAGGTAAAACTCTTCCAAGTTCAGATCAAATGCCTGGAAATGTTGCAATCATTCGAAAAACTGGAGAATAAATATGAAAAAAAATAAAAAAAACAGTCACGCAGGCATGACTCATGTAGATCATGATATGTTCTTGAATAAAGACGGTTTACTTAACGGCGGAGTTGAAATTGAGGTGTCAAAACCTACTGAAACTCAGTCAGTTCAAGTAAAAGGTCAAAGAAGAATGCTTGCAGAAAAGAAAAGCAAAGCAGATTGGTACTAATATGTGGTTATCGGCAATTAAATTAGCCGTTTCTGCTGGAAGTAAGATCTATGCTAATAAGCAGAAGACAAAAATGGCAATGAGTGAAGCACAACTCATGCATGCCACAAAAATGGCCCAAGGTCAGGAAGCTTACCAAGGCAAATTACTAGAAGCAAGGCAATCGGACTGGAAGGACGAGGCGGTTCTCATAATTTTGTCAACTCCCGTGTTAATTTTGGCGTGGGCAGTGGTATCAGATGACCCAACAGCGATGGACAAGGTAAAATTATTCTTCGAGATGTTCTCGCAGCTTCCATCGTGGTTTACAAATTTATGGATACTTGTGGTCGCGAGTATTTATGGTATAAAAGGAACTCAAATATTTAGAAACGGAGGTAAAAAATAATGGCAAAGAAAAAAATAAAAAAGCTTCTTAAAGGTTTAGGAATTGGTGCCGCTCTTTTAGGCGCTGGTAAAGCTTTAATGAATAGAAACGCAAGAGCTTCTACAACTGCAGATGCTATTAAAGCAATGACGTCTGATGCAGCCTATGGAAAATCACCTTACACAGATGCTATCATGAGAAAACAATCTCTTGGTGCAAGCATGAATCCTGCTATGTTTTTAAGCGGTGTTGGTGATGATCCTGTAATTTCAGGAATTCAAGCTGGTGCTAAGAAAGGCGGCAGAATTGTTAAAACTAAAAAAGGTGGAAGAGCCGTAAGAAAAGCAAATAGAAGCAAGAAAAAATAATGCCTGGAATGATGAAAAGACCTATGTTTAAAAACGGTAAAAAAGTTTTAAAACCGGTTAAACCAAAACAAAAAGGCCTAAAGAAGTTACCCAAAAAAGTTAGAAACAAAATGGGTTACATGAAGGATGGCGGAAGAGCTAAGTAATGGCTAAACTTTGTGCAAAAGGTAAAGCTGCAGCGAAGCGTAAATTTAAAGTTTACCCTTCGGCGTATGCAAACATGTACGGCTCTGCTGTATGTTCTGGTAAAATAAAACCGGGTGGAAAAAAGAAGAAAAAATCTAAGAGAAAGTAATGGCTGAAGGTGGTCTAAGAAAATGGGTCAAAGAGAAATGGGTAGACATTGGAGCTCCGAAGAAGAACGGCAAGTATCAACCTTGCGGTCGATCGAAAGGGAGCAAAAGGAAATATCCAAAATGCGTCCCACTTGCAAAAGCCACACGAATGACAAAGTCGCAAAAGGCGAGTGCTGTCAGACGAAAAAGAGCTGCAGGTAATCCTGGAGGAAAACCAACTAACGTAAAAACATTTGCAAAAAAATAATGAATTTAGAAAAAGATTTAAAAGAACTGAGGAAACAAAAACAGATGAAAGAATCTGCTATTGCTCAACTTAGAAAAAGAAGTAAAGATTCAATTGCTAGACCAAGAGCAGAAAAAAATATTCTATCTAACAACCCTGACATGCAAAAAATCTAATGAGAAAAAAAGAAAATCCTATTAGAAAAACTACTACAGGTAAGGGTGCAAACTATAGACCAACAAAATCTGGAGCTGGAATGACAGCTAAAGGTGTAAGAGCTTACAGGGCAGCAAACCCTGGAAGTAAATTAAAAACAGCCGTGACTGGAAAAGTGAAGCCAGGATCAAAAGCTGCTAATCGTAGGAAGTCATACTGCGCTAGATCACTAGGACAATTAAAAAGGTCATCAGCAAAAACACGTAATGATCCAAATTCTCGAATCCGTCAGGCACGAAGAAGATGGAAATGTTAGATAAGATTATTTATAATTTTTTTGCAGGCGTAGATAAAATTTTCGAAACAATAGAAAGTCTTCTCAAAAGGAGAAAAAATGCGAAGAGCAATAATAGACGCACTAAGAGCAAGGTATGAAGCTGAAATTGCAGAAGCGGATGCTACTGCAGGTATTTATTTAGACAATTCAGTAGGTATTGGAGAACATCCACAACACATAGAAGAAGTTAATAAACAAGTCGAAAAGATAGCTGCGGCAAAAGAAAAGCTAGATGTATTAGACGAGTTTGAACCAGAAAAGGGTGATACTTTATAATGGACTTTATAGATAAAATTAGAAAAATAATTAAGTTAAGACATGATGATGTCGTGATTGCAATGACTAACGGTAATGTTGACAGCATGGAGAAATACCAGTATATGTTAGGGCAAATACGAACTTATCAGTATTTATTACAGGAAATATCCACCCTGCTAAAAACAAAGGAGCAAAATGACGAACAAGGAACAATTATCAGCATCAAACCAAAAGATAGTTCTACCAAATAAAGAACTAGTCGGTGTTGAGAAAAAAGAAAAGAAACAAATAGACGAATCATCAAAATTACCTAAACCTACCGGTTGGAGAATTTTGGTTTTACCTTTTAAACAAAAAGATAAAACCAAAGGTGGTTTAATATTAGCAGATGAAACAGTAGAACGATCGCAAGTAGCATCAACTTGTGGTTTAGTTTTAGATATGGGCCCACACTGCTATGATAAAGAAAGATATCCAGAAGGTCCATGGTGTAAAAAAGGTGATTGGATTATCTTTGCAAGATATGCAGGATCACGAATTAAAATAGATGGGGGTGAGATAAGACTTCTCAATGATGATGAAGTTTTAGCGACCGTGGAAAACCCTGAAGATATATTCCACGAATTTTAACAATCATAGGAGATACTATGCAAGAAAATGAAAACAAGGTAGTTGATATCGACACATCTGGTCCGGGTGCAGAGGTAGAATTGCCAGAAGAAAAAACAGGAGAGGTTGTAGAACAACCAACGGAGGACACAACAAATGAGACACAAGATCTTAAAGACGGTGGTAGCGCCGATAACGCACCTGAGAAATCTGATGAGCAGTCTAATGTTCAAGGGAGTGATCAGCAAGAAGATAACAGTAAGCAAATTGAAGAGTATTCTGAAGGAGTTAAAAAGCGGATAGCTAAGTTAACCAAAAGAATGCGTGAAGCGGAAAGACAAAAAGAAGAAGCTTTACGTTTTGCTGAAAGTGCTAAAAGGGAAAGAGATCAGTTTAAGACTACAGCAGATTCTTTAGATAAAAACTATGTTTTAGAAATGGAAGGAAGAATTACTTCTTCTATCGCAGCGGCTCAAGAAAAATTAAGAGCTGCCAGACAAGCAGAAGATCCTAAGGCTGAAACAGAAGCTTTAGCCGCTATTTCTCAACTTGGTTACGAACAGGGTAAATTAGCTGAGTTAAAAACTCAACATCAAATGCAGGAAACTGCAGCTAAAGAAACACCTGTTGAACAACCATTATATCAACAACCAAGACAACAAGTCCAAACTCCCCCTGATCCAAGAGCGGAAGATTGGGCTAGTAGAAATGAGTGGTTCGGTAAAGATAGTGCAATGACGTATACAGCGTTTGATTTACACAGAAAAATTACCGAAGAAGAAGGAATTGACCCTAGGTCAGAAGAATATTATGAGGAAATAGACAAAAGAATAAGACTTGAATTTCCACATAAATTTGATACACCTAAGGACAAACCGGTTAGTAAACCTACACAAACCGTTGCCTCTGCAACGCGTAGTTCAAAGACTAGTCGTAAATCAGTGAGACTCACATCATCTCAAGTAGCAATTGCTAAAAAATTAGGTGTGCCACTAGAAGAATATGCGAAACAACTTATGAACACGAAGGAGGTATAGGCATATGGAAGACAATAAACAACCAACTCGTGCGAGCCAGACAAGTAAAAGTGATTCTACAAAAGTACAATCACAAGCAAAATCGGTAACTCCTAATGAGAGACCGAAAGTTTGGACTCCACCATCGTATTTAGATACGCCCAACGCGCCAAATGGCTACAGACACAGATGGGTCAGGGTAGAGATTCAGGGGTTTGTGGATACTAAAAACGTACAAGGTCGATTAAGATCAGGTTACGAATTAGTTAGAGCAGACGAATATCCCGAAGAAGATTTTCCCGTAGTACCGGACGGCAAATACGCAGGGGTTATCGGACACGGCGGCCTTGTGCTGACAAGGGTACCGGAGGAGATCGCGCAGCAAAGATCTGAGTATTATCAAAGACAAGCTCAAGAACAACAAGCTGCAATTGACGCCGATCTTGCAAAGGAACAGCATAAGAGTATGCCTATCAATGTTGATAGAGATACTCGTGTAACCTTCGGTGGTTCAAAGAAAAGTTAATTTTTTAACAATTCCAAAACCAGCGAAATATATAAACCGTACTGGAGGCCCTTCGGGGCAGGTACATTTAAGGAGAAAAGACTATGGCTAATAGTTCATCGACTGGTTTCGGTTTGAAACCAATTAAAAAAGTCGGTCAGAATTACGACGCTGGCGGTCTAGGTGAGTACCCAGTTGCAGCATCTGCAACAGCTATCTACAACCAAGATATGGTTGCTATGGCAGCTACAGGTACAGCAGCAGTTGCAGCAGCAGCTACTACTCACAACCTAGGTTCGTTAAACGGAGTGTTCTACACTGACGCAACAACTAGTAAGCCAACATTTCAAAACTATCTTCAAGGCTCTAATACAGCTTCTGATATAGTTGCGTTTGTTAATGATGACCCGAATCAGATATATGAAATTAGATCTGACAATGCGGGTGCTTCAGCACAAACTGATGTTGGTAACACAGCTGAAATTTCATATTCAGCTGGTGCAAGTCCAAACTACGTTTCTAGAACAACTCTAGATGACAGTACTTTG